TATTAGAATCAGGGAAATCTTCATATAATTTTAGTATCAACGCTGGAATATTTTTCTTTTCAGCTGACCAATAATATTGCTTACTAAAATTGTCTAACCATGACATGCCTTCTATTGCTACAGTAGGCAACTGTCCCATACATTCATAAAAAGCTAAACCAAAACTTTCTCTAATTGCAGGATTATATGCAACTCTTGCGGATGTAATGAAGTCCACTTTTTCTTTTCCGTAGATACCAATCCTTATTTCATATTTAGCATTTATAACTTTTAGTGCCTCTTCAAATTTTCTAGCACCATTTGTATTAGTGATAACCTTTGCGGGCAATCCTGTCTCTTTAATGACTCGAATAAACTCCTCAGGATTCTTTCTTGGCTCCCAACGACCAATCCATAGAACACCTTCTCTAGGATTATCGTGTTGCTCAAGCAATTCTTTTTCTGGCATTGGAATAGGAAGTTTGTATGAATTAACGAATCCCTGAGATCGTAATTCGTCTTTATTTCTTTCAGTCTGTGTACCAATAGTAATACCTTTGACGTGCATCAAAGCATTGAACAACTCATTGAATGATTCTGTAAATTCATTCTTCCATGTTCTATCATCTAAGAACACCATACTTTCATTATGTGTATAGTAAATTATCTGTACAGATTTATGTAAGTTCAAAGCGTAAATACCTGGGAAAGATTCCAATGTATTGCAAATAATAATATCATAAAGATTCTTATTCAAGGCATACATCATTGCGTCTCTGAAAGAACTCATCTTTTCAAAGTTATAAGAATCCTCGAACATAAATGTTTTGGTATGATTACTATATGATCTTGCAGTAGGTGACCATATAAAATTGGCTCCTGCTTCTTCCAAATATTCTTTAAATGCTAAATTGGATGTAGGCTTATCAGAAATAATATCAACCTTATAACCCATTGGTGTAAAGGTTTCTACAAATGATTTAGCAAATTGTCCTAGACCACCATGAGGTATAGTATGTTGATCACTTAAACAGAATGCAATACGTTTCTTATATAAATTCATATGAAATCAGATCCTAATATTTTAATAGCATGCTTAGTTTGATATATAGCATCATCCAAAGCGTTATGGTAAACTCCTTCTCTTTCATCTGCAGGTATCCATTTAAACAAGCTTTTCAATGTTCTATAGCAACGATCATCCCAACATTTCCAAGGTGGTTCTTGATCTGTGATAAAATAAGCATTGGCTAAAATCGTATTATCGAATACTGCACCATTTCCCCATACAGCTAATGATTTAGGACCAAACCAGTCTCTAAATTTATCCAATGCCTCAAGCAAGGGAATATTATTTTTAGTTAATTCTTTTAGTGCTTCTTTATTTTGTTCTGACCACCATTTGATAGTATCTTTAGATATATGCATTCCAGCATCTTTACAAGTTTTAAGATCAATTGTGCAGTAAAAAGTATCTACTATTTCTGCACCAGACCATTTTACTGCACCTATAGAGCATATTGCTGCGTTTGATCTTGTAGACATTGTTTCTAAGTCAACCATTACATTCATTTTTTGTCCTATTTTAATATTGATAACCATTGCTCAATATGATTTTCCCAATCATAAGTTTTAGCATGTTCTCGTATAGAAAAACATTTATCTCTATATTCAGATGATTTATTTTTGTAGTGTAATAAAGTATTAACAGTATTATCTATAAATTCTTTTTCATCTATTGGAACTTCTATTCCTCCCGATGTTCCCACCATGTCATTCCACCAACCTACAGGAGTTCCTATAACCAATTTACCTGCAGCACCAGACTCAAGTAAAGGTAATCCACCGCCTTCTTCTGAACTAGATATAATAACACAATCCACAGATTTATAATATCCAGGCATTGTTACAAAACTATTATGATAGTGACATGCTGCAGTAAAATGAAGACCAGCTAGATGCGCTGCTTCCTTTACTAAATATCCTCGTTTTTTATATCTAGGTTGAGACAAAGGACCATCCACCATTTCTTTAGTAAATTCATGTCGTTCATGATAGGCTCCCGCAAAACCAACAACTCTAAGATCTTTACTTGGCTCGTTGTAAAAGGTATTATAATTAATTCCTATATTACAAACAACTGGCTCTCTATTCAAATTTAATGTTTTGCTATAATCTTTTAGATAGTTGCTACATACGCCAAAATTTCTAACAAGATTAAAATCTTCTAATCCATACCTATATTGGTATTCTGTTAGATCTAATGTAGCATAACCAATAACAATACATCTATCTGGACGTATATGATGTTTATATTTTAATCCCATATATCCATGTGGACTGGTAACCCAAAAATCTATATGCGAATCTAATTCCTGTATTTCTTTATCTGAATATAATTTATTCCAAGGTAGTAAATTACAATTGTAATCATACTTCCAAAGATATTTAAACAATTCATAATGAATGGAACCCAATGCCCATTCATTATCAAACAAGAATACTACATTCTTCATTTTTTGCTCATTCGAGCAATACTTAAAAATTCATTTCTTGCTGCAGGATCGTTTTTAAATCCGCCACCTAGTCTAGTAGTTACTGTAGAACTGCCTGTATCTTCTACACCTCGACTCTTGACACAATAGTGTTGCGCATCAATCATAACAGCCACATCTTCTGTATCTAGAATGAATTGTAGTGTATGAAAAATTTGCTCAGTAAGTCGTTCCTGAATTTGTGGTCGCTTACTAAAATATTCTACTATGCGATTAATTTTACTCAATCCTAGCACCCTATCTTTTGGCACATAAGCAACAGTAGCCAATCCGTCGATAACAACAAAATGGTGCTCGCAATTTGATTGAACATTAATATTACGCTCGCATACCATTTCATTATACTTCATCTTATTATCGACTGTGGTGCATTTTGGAAATGCAGTATAATCCAACCCCCAGAATATTTCGTTGACGTACATTTTGGCAACACGCTTAGGTGTTTCAATAAGACTATCATCTGATAAATCTAACCCCAAAGTTCTCATAATAGCACTAAAAGATTTTTCAATAAGTTCAATCTTAATTTTGCGATCTATACCATTATCTTCATATGGAGTTTCAACACCCATTTTAACTAGATGTTCGTGAACTTTTAGACCAAGTTCAGGGTCAGTTTTTGTTTTGTTGTATGACATTTTTGAATCCTTCCTTACACGGATATGATGATTGAAATTTGCTACCTTTGTGTAGCATTATTATTTATGTTCCCCAGGCGTTTTTAAACAATGGGATTTGGAGTCTGTCTGAGTATCTCCAGCCTTTTCGCATTGCGAGCTCTGCCACGCTTTTATTATTAAGAGAGTACAACTGCTCAGTGCCACCGAGAGGCATAAGATAAACAGGACCACCAAACCCCGCTTTACGATATTCATTTACTGCTTCCTCTGCTTCGTCTACATCTGCTTCTGTTGCAACTACAAATTTTAAATAAGCATATCCTACACTTTGGTATTGCCTAACAACTTCTGGTCTAATAGCTTCTTCCCAAGACTCACCTGATACCGATAGCTTAGGAGAAATCGAAAATGTTAGTCTATCATACTTTCGACCAAAATTAGTCCATTCCTCAAACAAATATTCATTGAAGTCATCTGATAAAGGTTGTGTACCATTTGTCTCAAATGTTAGTTCAGCTAAAGGCTTCATTAACTTATGTTCTAACAATTCAGGAAATACTTTTTGCCAACCCAATAAAGGTTCTCCACCTGTAATTACCAGATGTTCGTCTTTCCATTCTTTGTGCGGTAAAGTATCCACAATCGCGTCGGCAACAGCATTAATAGATAAGACAGGACTAAGATGCTTAAAACGAACATCCCAGGAAGCATAAGAATCGCATCCTGTATGAACAAGAGGCAGATCTTTATATTGTTTAAAAGATTCCGCATTTACTTTAAATCTTTCATTGCTATCTTGGCCTTTTGGCATACCAAAACCACCACAAGTAAAGTTACAACCAAAAGTTCTTAAAAAGACAGAAGGGACGCCCATAAAGCGCCCTTCACCTTGTATACTATAAAATAACTCAGATATTTTTAGTTTCATATATTGTTGACCATTGTTTAAGTTTATCAAGTTTTGCATCTTTGGCAATCATTACTTGCTCATAATCTACAATACCACAATCATGGCATAATGTAATCATTGCTAAAAGGTCGCCTAGTTCTTCAGTTAATCTTTGTCTGTTTGTAGCATTATTATATTCAGCATCAATACCAAATCGAAATACTTTACTAACAGCTTGAGTAACTTCTGCACATTCTTCCTGCAGGATAAGCATAATTTCTTCGTGTTGTTTCATGATATATTTAGTTATTAAAGCCTAATTATAATGTCTTTATTGAAGAAAGTCAATAATATTATTGTCCAATTCTGCCGCTGCTTTTCTTTTACGAGTTTTGGTTTGAGCAGGAGTTTCTCTTTTCTCAGGATCAATATTATCTAATTGCTTTTTCAAATAATCTATCAATTGGCGACCCGCTTCTGTATCATCACTACCCTGCATAATCGCATCCATATCTAAATTCTCAATAATTTTATATTTGGTAGCTTGATGTTTTTTCTCTTTTTGGATTCTACGTATAAAAGCAAAGTAAATAATTTGAGTATAATATGCAAAAGGATTGGATGATTTTTCTGGGTCAAATTTTGTTGCAGCTGTTAAGCAATTTTCAATTCCATCTGAAATCATATCATCTTTAAAAGTATAATTAATAAAATTGGATTTATACGATAGGTGCGTTGCAATCTTAATAAAGCATTCTCCTATATATTTAGGTACTTGCGGAATACCTTTGCCTTCAACTTTTGCTGTATCTATACTTTTTTTATATTCTATAAGTGCAGCTAAGAATTTTTTATTATCTACATAATGAGATGGTTCGGCTTTAGTGGAGGAGCTTTGGATTTCTTCCAAGGGCGTTTCCAATATTTCCGTCGTTACTTTCTTTTTCATTGTCTTCTCCAAAATTATTTAAAAATTCTTCAATCATACCTTCTTCATCTTCAGTATATTCATCCTCAGTTAGATCATTTGATTCATCCTGTTGAGACAAATATCTTAGATAATTTTTCTTTAAAGTTTCTTTAATATTGACGATAAGCACAACTTGACTTGTGGGTATTTTATATTCAACTTCCTCAGAAAAACTAAACCAAGGATACATAATATAAGATTCAACTAATACGTCTCCGCGAGGAACACGCATTGGGTTTAAAACTACAGGGTCATATATACTAATAGTTTTTTGCTTGTATATGTTTTCGCAATTGTCTGTAGTTGTGCAAACAATACAATCACCTGACGATAATTTAATATATTTAAAGTAAAGATTGTCTTCCATTAGATAGGTACCTTTACAAGTTTATAGTTGAATTTTTCGTCATTATAAATTTTAATTCTTTCAATCATATGCAATAGTGTATAATTCTTTTTACTCTTCCAAGTTAAATCATCTGCAATATCATATAGCTTACATTCTGTCTTAGTTCCACTTGTTCTTAAACCCCGCCCAATGGACTGCAAGTTCCGAATACGAGACTTAGAGGGAGAAGAAAATATGATGTTGTGTAAGTTTCGAATATTAATGCCAGTACTAAAAGTGCCATAAGATGCAACGATAATTGCATTAGATTCTTCTTCAGTAATAGCCCTAACCGATTCGCGTATTGTAACATCTGTTTCTCCAGAAACATAAAACACTTTTCTTTCTCCCGCATGTTCTTTAATTAATTCATAAAGAACCTTGCCATGTTTTTCCACATACTGAAATAACACCAAAGTGTTTCCTTCTTGCTTCAATGCCAAATTGCGAATAAATTTATTCCGTTGTACATTTTGAACAATAAAATCAATCTCTTTTTGATAATCAAATCCTTTACAGGCTTTTCTTATCTCATCTGAATATTCTAATATTATATTATATATCTTTAGATCTGCCAATTGCTTATTGTCAATTAGCTTTTTAGTTGTTGTTACTTTGTACACCGGACCAAATAACCCCTCAAGAACTAACTTATGTGTTTTGGTTCCATCTAAAGTACCAGTAGTTCCTACCCTGTAAGGAGTAGTAGTACATTTATTTAGTATACTTGTGAGTGACTTAGCTTTAAAATTGTGCGCTTCATCTCCATATATTACCTGAAACATAGAAAAGAATTGTTTAGGTAACTTATATAGCGATTGCCATGTACTAATAACTACATCAAATTGATTGGATTTTTCATGACCGCCGTAAATACGATAGCAATGTTCGGATGCTTTCCAACCATTGATACTAGAATAGTCTTGGAAATCTGAGTACAACTGTTCCACAAGGGATGTGGTTGGTACTAGAATAAGTTGTTTTCTGTCAGATTGTAGATTCCAGCGAAGAAGGCAATAAAGAATAAGTGACTTACCTGAGCCCGTAGGAGAAAGTAATAGACGTCGTCCATCATGTATAGCTTGGTATACTGCATCTATTTGATAATCTCTAACCTCAATTGGTTCACCTTTGGATGCCAATTGTAATGATAGACAGAATTCTTTAATTTGATCATATGTAACAGCGTCTGCTTGTTCTATATAATTAGAATAATCTATGATATAATCTCTTTCTTTACAGAAGTGCTCAAGATAACTCTTAAGTCCAACATAAAGTTCTTGAGTAAACATAGAATAAAGACGAACCTTACCATCCCACATACGTGATCTATATAAAGGATGAAACTTTGCCCCAGGAACATCAAACGAAAAGTGATCGTTTAATTCCTGACCAATTGAAGGTTCACACTTTACTCTAAGGTAAACTTCGTCTTTCTTAGATAAAACAATATCTGCCATTACATCATGCCATTAGTAAATTTATTCCATTCAATAGCATTTTTAATATCCCATGTTCTACTGTTTAACGAACGAATTATTTGTTCTAATTGGTATAATACTGTTTTAAAATATTCTACCTTATCCTGTAGTAAAACCAAGTCTTTGTCTACAGTTAGAAATTCATCCATTTCATTTTTTAATGGTTTATTGCCTTGCCATTGATCCCAACCTTCGTCTGTCAATTCCGCCTGAGTCATCTCGCCTCTGTAATAACGATACTTTTTACGTCGGCAATTTAAATATTCGGATTCTGTTTTACGAAGATTCAATCTAGTGGATGATAGATAATTCAAATACTTGGCATGAAGGTTAGGAGTCCTTGCAGATTCATGGCCAAGATTCATCTCATTAATCTTACAATCCTCTGCCCAGGATTCCTGAAGATCTGATAATTTCATAATATAATCTACCTATCAACCGATTTGAATAATTTGCTGAGGATTACCTTGGAAATTAAACGAACCATAGTGATTCAATGAGATTGAAGGATCAAGCCAAATCTCACCACCAATGTCTTGCCATCTGCGACTAAAGGTATAATCTTCAGACAAATAGCGTTTATCTTTAGGATCAATCATTGTGTCAAAGAATGCATAGAAATGAGGGTTCAATTCTGGCGGTGTGTTCAAGTCGTTGTTGTATTTCAACTCTGGGTATGCGGTAATCATCTTGTCGATAACTTCACGCTTAATCATCATAAAGCCTGTAGCTCCATCATGTAGACGGATCAACCCATTCTCAATCGCAATTTGCTTTGATTCGCGATTAATGAATTTGAAGTTAATTGCATAATCACTACCAAACGATGCAATTGCTTTATCATCAAAAGGTTGATCTGTTTGTTTAACAGATTCGCGAATACGCTGCCAGTTAACACCCTTTTTAGGATAAGCACCAACTGCAACATCTTTATTATGTGCAATTAATTTAATAACATCTTCTACTTGAAACTCAATGTCCGCATCAATGAACATTAAACGAGTAAAGTCGCTTTGTAGGAAATAAGCAACAAGAACATTACGTGCTCGCGTCACCAATGACTCATTCGCAATAGTACCGAATGCGATAGGAATTTGGTGTTGATTGCAGAATGTAAGCAAACGAATTGTTGATCTGAAATATGCTTCAGTTAATTGTCCACCATAGCAAGGAGTTGCAATAAAGATTCTTTCTTTTCGCAAATCATCCAATTTAACCTCTAAACGAGATTCGTTTGGTTTTGCAGGCGTGCCGCCTGCATTAGGGACCTTCGGAAGTGAAGGAACCTTTGGTAATGCCATAGGCTTTACTTTATTTGTCATAATAACTCCAATTTAATTATAAGGGTTGTACTTCGAAAATAGTATATTTGAACGATGCTATCGCGGTAAAATATTCTACGCTAGCTGATGCTATATCAAAATCTAAAGCCTGCAATGATATAGGGAACAGATTTTTAAATATTAT